TGGCTTGTCACCTCCTTTGCACGAGATAACCACAGCTTGCCTGTGGTACGATGTGCTAGGGAGGTAAGACAAGCCTCTTTATTTGAACGTAGGCCTAGCCTAAAAAATCCATCGAGGGATGCCTACATGTTCTCTTTTACCAAATTCCTCATGATGGCAATTTCTGCATTTCTTTTAGCAGCATCGCTCCAGTTGGCATAATTTTTGTATCTAGTAGATTCAGCAATGACTTGCTTGATCGCATTCATAACGGTCTTCTGATCCGTTCCTAATCGTTGACAAACGTCCGCCATCACCTGACGCCAATGAGCAACTAAATCGTTGCCGTTGTTTTGTCTATTCTGTTGAGGCTGATAATAACCGGAATTCTGTTGCTGATAGCCTTGATTTGGCCGATACTGACTGGATTGCATGCCGTCATCATCAACGTCACTCGCAACACCCATGAAACCTGCCAGTTGATATCGCTTGGCGTATGTTATGAGAGAGCCGACGTCCTGAGGGGTAGCATTCTGCTTAAGAGGCAAGCTAAGCCACCCGCTCATCTTGTTTTTTCAAGCGTTTCGTTAACGTACAGTTTCAGCCTGTCAGCACTTGGAAACTCGATAGTCCCAGGCGTGAAGTTAACCTCGATTTTTTTTAATGGTTCCATCTTCAAAATCCTCCCAAAGTGTGCTATACTTAGCACGTGCTAATTCTGTGCCGCCCTTATATCGGGCGGCTTTTTTAATATCCAAGTTTATACTCCATCACTTACCTCTTTTTCATCCTGATTTTTTCGATTTCTTCAAGTTTTGAGGCAGTTTTTTCGAGTATCTCATCACCAAACTGCTTTCTTGCAATGTCTGTAATGATTTTTATGTCTTTGCCACGGGCACTTGCCTCACGAATCTGAAATGCGGAAACATAGGCCATTAAATCTGTTCCGCCTTCGTGTCCAAGCAGGCCGAATGCACTGGTCGTTAGGTAAGTGGCAACCCTTGTTGCACTTTCCGTCTCCCAGTCCGAATCCCCTATCATGGCTAATAGGAGCCCTAGTATATCAAGTCCAACTTCCACTTCATTCACCTCCTTCTTCCTCCTCAAATTCTTTCACTGTGCCAACAATCCAATCGTGCACTTTATGATCGCCGGTGACGCTTGTAATCATATAGTACTCTGCCGAGTTACGTTCGACTGTGCAGCAATCTTTGACTACACCGACTAATTGCACGCCACCTTCCTTTAAAACTACTTTGACGCCACGAGTTACCGCAAGGTTAAATGGTGGGAATTTACAAAGCCTGTGATAGCCGTCGTCCGTTGCAACCCGTGCTAAGCCGATATACTCGCTCATTTCATTCGCCTCCCTTCAGTGCAGCTTCAAACAGATGCAAGGAGCGTCTGTCCAGTCTTTCAAGGCTGTCCATCAACTCGGACCTGTTCCATGCCGTATCAAGCGACTGCTCAAGCGACCAATCGTCTGCGGGCACGATATCGCCCACTGTATACTGTTTGAGCAGTTTCCTTCTAATTTGTTCAAGCCCTACTAATGCGTTCATTTCTTGTTTCTCCTTTCCTTCTTAGTGATTTCCTCGAGCTTTGCAGATGTCGCTTCAAGCCCGTCAGCACCAAATTCTTGCGTCAGAACATCTATGATCTTTCCAGTGTCTCCACCACGCTTACGCACTTCTCGCAACTGGAATGCGGCAACATAGCCAATTAGGTCAAGGCCTGCTTTATAGCCGTATTCTTTAAACGTTTTTGCCATGCAATAAGTGGCGACGTTCTCTTCGTTTTCTGTCTCCCAGTCAGCGTCTGTCACCATGGCTAGCAACAGTCCCAACATGTCCAGGCTGATGGTGATTCCCTTTTCCATTCCGATTCCTCCTATCTTGGTAACTTGGCCCGCCAGTCAATCCGCTGACGGTTCTCTTCCATCCACTCTTTGGCAGCCTTGGCAAAGATTATGTTTTGCTGACCACGGGCGTTGGCACGGATCAGCCAGCCATCAGGCCCGGTAATTTCGTTGTTAAACCGTGAGAAGATATAGAGCGCTACCCACGCTCGGCTTTTGTTTCCGCAGCATTTCTTGCGGAATTCGTCGAGCGACCACGTAATGCCCGACAAATCTTGATTAAGCAGATCATCAATTCTGCTGTTGACCAAGTTTTCGACATATTTTTGGTCAACAGTTATTTCTATTGGTGACATATTAAATCCTCCTATGCTATATCTTCCCGTTCAATCAATGGCAGGATACCGTTAGCTTTGAGCAGTTCGTACAGGAACAAACGCCCTTTTTGTGTCCAAACTGTGTTGATCTTTGCGTGGTTCTTGCCGGTTGAATCCGTGTAGGTGAAGGTCTTGCTTGCAATGTAGCCCTTGCCTTGGTACTTGGCGTATAAAATCCATTGTTCGTTGACCTTGCGTTGAACTCCTAATGCGTGAAGCAAAGCGTTGAACTTCTTAGCCGACAACCCGTAGTCTTGAGCAACCTGTGTAGCTGTCATACCGTCCTTGGTTTCCACGATCAAGTCCAGGTAAGTGGCCTTCTTGCTTGAAACCTCCAATTCAGCTGTTAGACGTTCAATCTTAACGTCCTTTTCTTTGAGCTGATAAGCGGCTTGTTGGAGCAAGTCAGCCAGTGCATTCTTGTCAGTCACGATTGCAGCCGCCTTTTGGTCAGTCATGTATGCTCCGTGTTTTCTGATTGTCGGCAGGACTTCGTGAGTTACCCAGTGCTTGAATTTTTTGGCATCCGGTAATTTGCTTGATAAAATCAAGCTGTAAAGACCAGATTCGTTGATAATTGCGATTTGTTGCGTTCCTCCAAGGGTGTAACATTTCGTTACCCCCTTATCTTCACTGTCTACATGATCAGCAATAGCCTTGCGACTGTTTGAGTACCCTAGCACTTCTGCTACATCTTTTCCGACAAACCACGGTTCCCCTTCGATTGTCAATACTCTGATTTGTTGATCTTCAAAAGTAAAATTCTTTAATTCATTCATTCAAATCATCCTCTCTAGCTAAGCTTAAAATCAGAGATGATCTTTAAGATCACTCTGTTTGCTTGCGGATTTTTCTTGCGCCCGGCCAAGTAATCTGACAAATCTTGCTTAGACATCCCGTACATCGTTGCTAACGATGCAATGGAGATATCGTTGGCACTGAGATATGCTTTGATTTTCTCTCTGCCGTTAATTGTTTCCGGCATTTTAATCGCCTCCTTGTATATTCCTCCCTCCCACCCGTAAGCAATTTCGATAGAAAAAATCATATAAAATTATTGACTATTTTTATACGAAGGTATAAAATGAAATCGTACTTAATTAAACGAAAACAAGCGATTACTCTTAATTTCTTGGCGGAGATTAAATGTTTTATCTTTGTTTTTGCCTTTTGATTTTTCTTTTGAATTAACTTACAAGGATATCTTATTACGTTTCGTATAAACTGTCAACGGATTTTTTATACTTTCGTGTAAATTTCTTGTAGAAAGCGTGAGGAATGTTGATATGACAACGTTTGAGATAATAAAAAAACTTGCACAAAGACATGATAAGTCTTTGCAACAAGTTGCTGAAGATTTAGGTTTTAGCAAAAATCTATTTTATAGATGGAAAACTGCGGACCCTAAAGCTAAAGATTTGGAAAAAGTCGCCGATTATTTCGGCGTAACGATTGATTATTTGCTAGACAGAAAACCTGCGGCTCAAACAAACGCTACGATCGAAGAAGCTCTCGATTCTGTGATGAGCTATGATGGCAAGCCTATCACGGATAACGATCGCGAAGTGCTGCGCGGCATAATTGAGGGATATCTCAAGAACAAGAAAGATTAGTGGTGATGCGCTCTGTTGAAAAGTATAGAAAAGGAGTATGGCGTTAAAATAGTCTACTCTGATTGCATAGATGGCAAAGGGTATTATGTCCCCGCATACAGAATTATCGTAATCAATAATGGGTTGCCTGAATCAGAACAAACCAAAGTGTTGTTGCATGAGCTGGGCCATGTCCCGCAAACTGATTATGCAGGCTTGTACAATTGCTCTAAACCGTCGCACTACAAGATGGAAGCCGAGGCTACCGAGTATATGCTTAAAGAAGAGGTCGAAACCTATTTGATGGAAAATGATTTGGACTGTAAAAGCATTAATCCGGTTGTTTTCTTGGAGAACAGGCACTTATCATTACGCTATGCTCCTGTGGTCGAAAAAATATTATCGGAAATATAAAAAAAGGGAGGTCTCACTATGGGATTTTTGGATAATTTCAAAGCCGACGTTGCAAAGATGCAAAAAGAAGCCGAAGAAAAGAAAGCAAAAGAAAAAGCAGATCGTGAAGAACGTAACCGACTGGCCGATGCGCTTTGCTCCAGTCAATCGAAACACGCTGTCGCAAATGGGAAAATGATTTTTGATGACGGGTTGCAGGCAATCGGTCTAGACTTGACGTTTTCTTATCCAGGAACGGTAATCAAATATTCTGAGGTGCTTGACTACGAAGTCAACCAGAACGGATCTACCGTTTCAAAAGGAAGCATAAACATCGCTCGTGGCATCGGGTTAGGGTTGCTGACTGGTGGCATTGGTGCGGTTGTTGGTCTTGCAACTGGCGGAAAGCGAAAAACAAAGGAAATCAGCGAAAGCATTGAAGTAGTAATCAGTACAACGATTGCAGCTCACCCTACATACACCATAACCACTAGCAGCAAAAAGCTAAAGGTCGGTAGCAAGCAGTATGAGCGAGATTTAAAAGATACTCAAGATATTGCCGCTGTACTCGATCGCATAATCAAGCTTAACAGCAACGGTACTGATACCGTTATGCAAACTGATTCTTTGGATCAGATATCAAAATTAAAAGAATTGCTTGATGCCGGTGCCATAACTCAAGAAGAGTTCGACGCCAAGAAAAAGCAATTGCTTGATTTATAAAAAAATCGCATCCCCTCCACCAACGCCAATCGGATAGGGAATGCGAATCAAAAAAAACAACGCCTAAAAGGTGCGCTATTTGTATACTCTATTTTATCATTTAAAAGGAGGAAATACCATGGCTAGTTACAAAAAAAACAAAACTGGTTGGTCAGTACGTGTCTCCAGACGCGAAAACGGAAAACTGAAACAAGTTTACAAAGCTGGATTTGCGACAAAAAACGAAGCCAAAGCTTTTGCCCAAGAAATTGAATCTGAGAATTCAATCGAGAAAAAAGGAAAACTGTTCGCAGACTATTTTACTGAATGGCATGAGACGTATAAAATCGGCAAAGTTGCCCCTAGCACTTATCGTAAATATCTGCATGTCGATAAAATTCTGCATGACCACTTCCCCGATACCGAGCTGGCTGACATGAACCGTCAAAAATACCAACGGTTTTTAAACGATTTTGGGGCTGATCATAGCAAAGAGATGATGTCGGAAATAAGCATTTATGTACGAGGATGCGTTAAATCTGCATTGTACGATGAATTGATAAAAAAAGATTTCACCATTGGTGCAGAACTAGCATATGATCGAACCAAAACAAGACAGATAGAATATCTTAACTTCAACGAAATCCAAACACTGATTCAGACAGCAATCGAAAATTTGGACCCACGCTATACCAGTTTGTACATGATTATAACTGCTATTTATACCGGAGCAAGATTAGGTGAAATAGCAGGACTAACGTGGAAAGACATTGATTTCATGCATCAAACCATCAGCATTAACAAATCCTATAGCTATGTGCAGCGTGAGCTTAAAGAAACAAAAAGCAAGGCATCTAACCGCGTTATAGCGGTTAATTCAGGCCTGTTGATAATCCTTAAGCAACTTAGATCTAACGGGAACATTATGGTATTTGCAAATCAACGTGGAGAAATCCCTACTAGCAATGCCGTAAACAAAGCATTGCGCAAATTGATGTCTAAATCGGGCTTAAATAAAGCAGGATATCATTTTCACTCTCTTCGCCACTCACATGTTGCTTATCTGCTATATCAAGGTGTCGACCTGTACGCAATCAGCAAACGTCTCGGTCACAGCGACCTGACCATCACGATGAAAAAATATGCATACCTTATACAAGAATATGAAGCTGAGCAAAACAAAACGATTGCAACAAAATTGCAACAACTTCAAGATTTTTAACTCTTTTTAGTTACAACTGCAAAGAAAAAAGCCCGTCAAACGGGCTTTTAACACATTTAAAGATTATTCGTAATACCGGTGATCGGGGTCGAACCGATACGTCCTCAACGGACACTGGATTTTGAGTCCAGCGCGTCTGCCAATTCCGCCACACCGGCATAACAACAAAATTGCAACAACTTCACAGTTTTTAACGAAAATTAACGCTAACTATAAAACAAAAACCCCGTCAAAACGAGGTTTAAGCAATTTAACGATAAATTTTGATACCGGTGATCGGGGTTATCATTGCTATAATACCGCCGCTTTTGACGACCGATTGCAACATCATTGCAACAACCGTTTCAATTGCAACAATAGCACTTTTGACCGATTCTCAAAAAGAATTTTTATGCAACATTTTGAATGCAAGGTTCTGCATTTTGGCAGAGCCTTTATTTTTTTGCACAAAAAATATCCCCCGTACAAACGGGGGATTACGAAGCTATATGCGATTGTAGCTATAGTATACCACGGAAGTTGTCAGTATGCCAAGCACTGACCTACATAGATACGGTTAGTGTTGCTGATGTTATTGCGTGCGGCTAATGCACTTACCGACACGCCCAGTCTGCCGGCGATACCGCTCAGTGTGTCACCACGGCTCACTGTATACGTGCGTGACGTATGTCCGTTGATGGTCAGCTTGTCGCCTGGGTGTATAACGCTGTAAATCGTCTTGCCGTTGCGACTAGCCAACGTATACATAGACAGTCCATACTTAGCTGAGATACTCCACCACGAATCACCAGGCTTAACAACATAAAAGCTAGTATTGTTATTTTTAATTGGTTTTGCACCGTTTTTGATTGTGCCCTTAACTCTAATTTTTTGCCCCGGATGAATAACGTTGTTAATCGACATGCCATTAAGCTGTGCCAACTGATACATGTCCATACCAAAACGATTTGCGATTGACCACCACGAATCACCGGACTTAATGGTATAGTAGTTTCCGGAAACGGTAACGGTCGGCTTAACCGTCACGTTATTTTTAACATCTCCTTTAATAACAGAAACAAGTTCCACGTTTCCATCAGTACCATGCCAGTTATCCGCAAATTGCCACATCGCTACATAGTTCATTGACGGGAAATAAGCAAAATCTGGTGCTAGCTGTAATCCGGTTGTCTTATAGCTAGCAACCCACAGGCACGTTCCAAACTGCTTACCAATGCGATCAATATCTACATATCTTTTCATATAATAAGCACCGCTATATAGTAGCGGTTTATACCCCGCGTCTTTAATGGCTGACATAAACTCAATAATTGCATCGGTATTGGCTGTGCTTGACATCGATGCTCCCTGCTCGTAATCCAGCGCAATAGCAGCTCCCTGTTTTAACCCTGTCCTGTGCGCATCCGCTACTGCATACCTGGCCATCTTTTGTGCGAGCAATCTATCTGATCCAAACTGTCCCCAGAAATAGCCTGCAACGTCCTGACCGCTTTTTGACGCATTGGCCAGCTGTGCCGAAGCTTTTGGATTTTGATAATGTTCTCCTTCAAAGCCACCGGAACCGCCTAGCTTGACAATGGTAAAGTCAGAACCTAACTGTTTGCGTTGTAGCATGTACTCAAAATCACTCAATTGATAGCTAGATACGTCCTGGCCTAATCGATTTGCCTGCGCATTCTGACCGCATAAAAAAAGCCCTGCGCAAGCAAGGCTAGCAATTACGATTTTAATCTTATTTTTCATTCGTTGCACCGTCCTTTGGAACCGATACAACGCCAAGAATCGTTAGAATAGTCAGTACTGTATTGATACAGTCCTGTGCTGATGCAATTTTTCCCGTCAAATCCAGTCCCATAATCTGCGCCAGTTGCTGTACTAACAACAGAATCGCAGAAACGAGTGCAACCAACACCGTCTTGTTAAGCGTACCATCTGCGTTGTACAATGCTTTCTTAATTTTATCAACCATTTTTTGATTCCTCCTTAAGATTCTTAATTTCCAAATCGTGCTCCTGCAGTTGCAGTTCATGATGTCTGAGATCCTCATTGATTTTCTCGATCTCGTTTTCCTGTCGGTGAAAGTTTCCGTTGAGTCGCTTTAAGTTGCCGTTGAGCTCGTCAAGCGATGCTCTCAGAGGGGCCAAAACATTGGCAATCCCACTCTTGAACAGTTTGGACCCAAGTGTGATTAACCCGCCGATGAGCGTCACCAAGCTGAGGATTTCTCCCCAGCTTAACCCCCATAATCCATGTACCAAAATCATCATCTCCGTATTAAATCCGTCCCGCCCTCCCGTCATACTTCAGACAGTCGTTGTCTGCGCGTCCTCTGGGAACATCTTGTCATAGTCAGACTTGGCAAAAAGACCGACCTTCACAAAAAGTTGCACATTTTCCACTCTCTTTTCGATAAAATAAAAGCATCATGCAGAAATGCATGGTGCTTTGCTGTGTGTTATTGACTTATGCCTGACCTGCTAAATCACCGCAATCAAGGTCAATCATCTGAACTTCTGCATACCAATCCTTTTCCTTTCTTTGCATGTTGCTTCAAACAACATGGATGATAATCAGATAAAGCACTCTTTAGGTTACTAACTTAATCGTCATTAAAGTTATCACTAATAAGAACATAAGGTATTCCTTGCGGTGTCATAGTTAACAAACCATCTTCTCGCTTAAAATTATCTCTAATTCTACTAAATCCGTCTCCGCTTGTTTCAAAATAGGTAAACATAGGCATAGACAATTTATCTCTATCTCCACTACAAAAATGCTCGAATGTCACATATCTACCGACAAAATCACTCAAATTATAATTATCATCATTAAATGTTGCGGTGTAGACTAGATTGTTAACTGTAACCTTAACAGTATTATCACTAAATTCCATTATAACGGTATTCTCTGTTACGCCGTCCATTACCATAGGTTGTGATAAAGTAGCCTCTATTAAATCAGCATAATAATAATTACCATAAGATTTTCCCAACAATGAAACGCTTAAATAATTGTAACTTACTGTTAAATGTAGTGATTTATTAGTGATATCACTAATTTTCAATAAACCATTTGGATTACTAATTAACGCAACTTTTCCGCTATTTAATCCATATTCCCAAATAAATTTAGATACAATTTTATTAGGTGTGCCTTTTGTATCAACACCAGCGTAGTATGCCGTTTCTGTTTCTCTTGCTTTATTACAACAAACTTTACTATCCATTACATAAGGTAGCTCATATATAGATATATCATGTTCACTCTTAACAATATTTCTTATTGTATCTTTGTATGTCTCATATTCAATAGCCTCATCACCAAAATTCAGCATAAGAGTTTTCATTAAATTTGCTCCTCCGGAAATTCGTACATATTTAGCACCAAGCGGAGCGACTAGTTTCATTACAGAGTCGTTTGAATTAACAAGAACACCACTAATAAAGGAATTAGTAGTAATATCACTATAATAAGCAATATGAAGATAATTCTTATTTATCCAAAATGAAGATTTTAATAACGGAATAGGTTCCGAACCAACATCACCACTATTTTCAGTCCATTGACCGTTAGAATAATGATAATTACCACCTTTTCTTACTGTTTTATAATTAAATCTTTGATTACCTTTCGCGATATAATAATCATTAAGCATGACTTGATTATCAATTATTTTATTCAAATCGTTTATATCGTCTCCAATTGAAACAGAGATAGAACTTCCTCTACTAACTCTAATAGCAACATATTTTGTATCGTTGATAATATCAATATTATTTACTGGTTTGTCCATAACATGTCTAGTTGTATCAATAGTTAGTGAATTAAAATCTGGTATT